GAAGAAGATTGAAAAGGTGTTGTGACACGAGTGAAGTAAATGTACATGGTGTTATTAGCACGTATCATTCTTTCGGCAACCACGCGAACGGTACCGTCAGTTGAAACAAATACACTTTTTAGTTTGTCTAAATAATTGTCTAATCGATGTGAATAACCAAAACTTGAATCCATATGGAAATCGAAGTTGATTGTCTTGATTTTGTTAACTTCTTTGATGGTATAAACGAAATCCATAGGTTGACATCTTGAACTATCACGAAGTAGTATATCAGGTGTAAAAATAATCGTTGCGTAACCAACAAGAGCATTTTTAATTTGAAAAATATCAGCTATATTAGCATTTGATATATCATAAATACTGTGATGGAATAATAAAACAGGAGCGGTTTTTGCACAGTGTTGAGCTTTGTTGTCACAAAAATAACGGTTGAATACACTACTATGTTGATTAGTTTTAGCAGCGTACCTGTGCAACTCAAACGATCTGTTAGTTTTTCTTTGACCGTCTCTAATATCTAGATAAGTTGGTACACAAGAATGCACCCCATCTTGTTGTTTGATGTGGTACATATAATTACCACCGATATCGATGGCTTCGTGATGATAGTTTATGAGTTTACCTGGTTTATGATAAAAGGATTCGAAAAGATGGTGATCGACCATGCGGCAAACTCTAGAATAGGCATGAGGTGTTGATCTATTCTGTACAAAGTCGAATTCGAATTCAGGATAAACTGAGCAGATAGATTGTTGTAAATCTGCATCTAATACATTATTAATTTTAATTCTGCGGATGTTACTGGCAGTACGTAAATTATTACGCGATAATACTTCATTAACTTGACATTTTAAAACTGTGTCTCTTATTATAGACGAATGGCCAATTAAATCCCTATCGACAACCTGTTTAATAATTTCATCGGGATCTACTTTCGCAACTGAGGCAAAGACATCTAAGTCTCTCCTTGAGAGTGACGGTGCTGCGACCGATGACATGATTTAGTAATAATAATAA